TCTGTGTTATTTTCGGGCGCATTTAGGTGGGGATTTTCATTCTCCGCAAAAACGGTAGAGCGCAAAATCCACGCATTGAAAACTGCGGGGTGGTTTCAGATTTCAGATTTCAGATTTCAGATTTCAGGCCGAAAAAACAGAACGGCGCAGAATCCACCGGCAAATCGACGGCGGCGGCGGCAAAAACGCTTGACTGCGAGCCTATCGGCCACTTCTGCGGAGAAGCACCGAGGCAAGAAGGCAGTGGCTAAACGCTACACTGCGAGCCAATCGGCATGAAAAAATGCCCCGTTGCGCAATGTTTTGGATTTGAGAAACACGGGGCCACATCTCTCAATCTATCCTTTTCCTTCTTTTTCGCACCTCCTTTTTGACTTTCTAAAGTTGTTCAAATGTATTGCAGTCCATCGTTTTCAATGGTTCTCAGTCTCTACCGTAGTTCAGACCTGAAAAGGCATCATCATTAAGCATAATCTGTTTGAGTGCTTTGATTAGGGCGTATGTGCATTGCTCTACTTCTTTCTCAGCGTTGGCCGTAGTCCATTTCGTTCCCGCTTGGGGTATATGGGCCACTGAGGCGAACTTTTGACATCCGAGAAGGTCGGCAAGTTCTGCGCAAAATTGACGAGTTGGCACTTGACTTCTGCCGCCGCCGTCGGTCATTCGATGCTCAAGGGCATTCGCAAAACCAAGTTCACGGAACCCGAAAATCAGAGAACGCCAAGACCACGCAGACAAAGCCGAAGCCGCTTGACCGAGATTGAACGGTTCGTTTGAACCCTTGACCTTAACCACGCTTAGACCGTCATAACCGTTTGACACACCGCAAGACCACGCAAGCCCATAGACTTCAACGGGTTGGCCTGAGTCTTCAAGGATTTGCGCACATGCCAACGCCGCACTACTACGGATTTGACATATTCGGGCATCGACTGAGCCGACCGCATTCACGGGAACAAATATGGCGACGCATTCAGACTGAGTGCGCCGACGCTTTTTGTTGCGGATAAACGCATCACCACGCAATGCCGCGCCGATGTCAAGCCCTACGACTTTACCGGCGAAATCTTCGGTTTTTCTGACAATTTTCACGGACTTTGAAACAAGGCTTTTGATGGCATCAAATCGCTTTGCGTGCTTTGAAACGGCGTCGGCATCAGGTTGATGACCTGCGCCCTTCAAACCCTCTGCGTAAACTTGCTCTTTCGTTGCACTGCGCCCATGAAATGATGAACGCGGTGATGAAATATCATGCGGTTCGCCGCCTGAAATCTTAGAGCCGCCATGCAATGAACGGATGACTGCGCCATGACTCGGAGCAATTGAAACCACGCATTGATGGCCTCCAAGAGTAGCGGTGCCGTATTCGCACCCTTCGACATCTACATATCGGTTCTCAAGTCGCTTTTTCGCTTTCGTTGGTTGATTATTTGGATTCACTTTTTCACCTCCTATTCGTTTGACTGCGGAACATCGGGCAAGTATAAACTGGCCGTCATATGTCTGCGCAGTTTACGCTTAAGCGCCTCCCGCAATATCGACGGATTCAGGTTCAAAGATGCCTTGCGGAACCATTGAAAGTGCTTCGCCGTCTATCATTCCGAAGTGGTTCAAAACCTCTCTGCGGAGTTCAGAATCAAGCGGTTCAACCCATCGACCAATAATGGCGTTCAGAGTCCACCCGTCTTTAGCCAAAACCGACGCATGAAGAAGCGCTCGGTTGCTGTATTGCACAGTGGTTTGACCCACTACAATTTGGCGCAATTCGGTATAGGATTTGAGAACCTCGGACATCTGCGCAGGTTCACCGCGTGGGCTGTTTTCAGGTTCGGCCATCGAATGACTGAGGCCACATATCGAAGCCGCAATGCGTGCGGAAAATCCGAACTTCACGACGGTGGCGGCGAATCGGTCAAGAAGCGAGGCGTCTTGAATCTGCGCCGCTTTGTATGCGCCGCCCATCGAATGACCTCCCGTGTTTCCTGCGGCGATAATCACGGCTTCATCATGCACTTTGAGGACTTCACCCGTTGCAGGATTGATGAGCGTTCGCGATGCAAGCACGCCGTTCAATAAAACGAGGACTGCGGGGTCTGCTTTGTCTATTTCATCGACAAAGGCCACGCCGCCTTCAAGGAGTGGCTTAACAAGGCCACTGCGTTGCCATTCAATAACACCTTTCCCGCCTACGCCGTAGCGAATGTTTCCGAGAAGGTCGCCCCGTGTCATGTCTGCGAAACAAATAATCTCGCCATATGATGCACTGCTCTGCAATTTAGCCGCTTGAAGCATTGCCTGAATCTGAGCGACTGCGTAGGACTTGCCGGTTCCCGCTTCACCAACGAGGTAAACAGGCAACGCAGTGCCATTTATCAGTCCTGCTTTCAGGATTGAAAACACGGTCGGCACTGATGGATGATAAGCGCCCGATATTTTCACGGCCTTTGCTTTCTTGGTTGGCTTGATGTGTAGCGTTTTGATGACTTCTTGAGCCTTCAATTCTGAAACGACTTTCTCAATCCGTTCTTCAACATGCGCAGAAGCGTTTTGAACGCCGTTTTGAATCGCGGTTTCTGCGTATTGTTGAACTACCGCTTTCGCAACACTGCGCACTTGTTCTTCATTCAACCCATCGCCTGAAAGCAACGCTTGAAGCAGTTCGATTTTATCGCCTTGCGTAGTCGATGGCAACGACGCAGAAACCTGAGCCGAAATCGCTTGACTGAGAGCCTGTGAAGGTTCAGGAATCACACGGCTTGCGCCGTTGGCTTTCTTTCCTTGAATCGGCTCACCGTTTGAACCGATAAACAGCGCCTCAGTTGCGTGTTCTGCGCATCGGATTTTATGCCCTTTCGGACTTTCTGCGTGAATGAATCCTGCTTTTGGCGGAACTTCAACGCTACAAACTGCGCATGTTCCCTTGAAGGAATTGGGGCGCAGTGTGTTGTTTTGAACATTGACGGTAAGCGGTTCAGAAACCGAGGCACTCGCGACAGGCGCATGATGTGCGCCTGAGTGTTGCGTTTGTTCAAGTCGGACATATTCGACGGAGCAAACCTCGCAGTGTGGCTTCAAGGAGGCATATGGCACGCCTTGAGCATTCACCGCGTTCAATTGGGCGAAGTATTCACCCGCCGGAATCTGAACGGCACACTGAGCGCACTTTTTGGTTCGTGTGTTCTCCTTTCGGCCTGAGATTTTCACACTCTCGCCCTTTGAGATGACTTGAACGCCTGAGTTTTCGACATCCTTCAACCATTGAGGCTTAGGCGTGCGAACTGCGCCGATAAACGCAAGACTGAAAGCCAATTCTTGAGGCATGAACGCCGACATCAACGCGATAACAGCAACGACGCAAAAAGTGCGGCGCAGTGTAGCGTTTCCGTATTCTACGAGTTCGGGGTTCAGGTCTGACAAAAGACCATCGACCGGCTCGCAGTCTGCGTATTTGTCGATGCTCTCGCGTGTCTGCGTGAGTGCGTCGGTTTCGTCTAAGAAACATTCGATGCACTGCGGCGCATTTTCTACGGTCAAATCGACTTCATCCGTCCAAGTTCCGCAGGATTTGCATTCACACACATCATCCCACTGATATTCAAACAATTCGTTGGACTGCGGCGCAATTTCAACGGATGAAACCGCATCACTCGCGAGTCCTGCGTTTTCCTGCGTGGTGTTGTATTCCTTCGCAAATCGACGGACTGCGAAGCCATGACGGATAACTTGAACCCGATGGGCGCAGAAGTCCGAAATGCGGCGCAGTGTGCTTCTTTTGTCAAGAATCCAAACGCCTGAACCTTTCGATTCTTCGCGTAGATGTCCTAAAGAAAACAAGCGGCGCAATGCTCGCTTGAACGCATGACGGGGGCGCTGTTCACGCAATTGTTGCTTGCGGTGAAAACGCTTGACTCGCGAACGCGAGATGTGCGTTTGTTCAGGCGACTCTGCCCAAATGGGGCGCAGTGCGTCGTTTTCTTGGTTCATGTTGTTCTCTCCTTCAACCTCAGTCGAAGGGTTTTGCTCAAGACCGACACCCGCCGCAGTGGTAAAAAGCACCACTGCGAGGATGAAGGCCATTATTTTCAATACTATATTTTGTATCATAGGCTTAACCTCAAACAGCCTTTCAGGTTCAGTATATCAAGGGTTTCGGTTTTCACGCAGACTCTCCCCTAAACGATGCACTGCGACGGCAACAGGCTCGCAGTGTGCCTCGAAGCAAAACGGCGCAGATTTTATATGCACATCTTCGACGGTTGCGGGTTTTGATTTTGTCGAAATCTCCTGAAAAAAAACGGCGCACTGAGAGACAATCGGGGCGCAGTCTATCGTTTAGACGACCACGCAGAACCTATTCGATGCACTGCTCTACAATTGGGGCGCAGTCTATCGTTCAGGGCCATAGGCTCTCAGTCCACCGTTTAGCACCCTCCGCCTCTCAGTCCATCGTTTAGAGGTTGAACAGGCTCGCAGTCTATCGAATAGAAAAACGGCGCAGACGGAAATAACAACAGGCTCGCAGTCTATCGTTTAGCATTTCAGAAAAGCGGCGTAAACGCTACACTGCGGCGCTGTTTAGCCAAAAAGACGATTTCAGGCCATGTCGGAAACCGGAAAATAGCGGCGCAGTCCATCGTTTAGGCATCGAATCAGGAGAGAGGATAGGCTCTCAGTCCATCGTTTAGACAATCCACGCAAAGCCTCCGAATCTCGCATACACACGCGCATGATGCACGCGAGGCCGAATCGGTGAACGCATGACTGCGGGGCTGTTGTCCGGTCGATGACAAGCCGACATGGGGCCGACGGTCGAGCAGTGCAACGATTAGAAAAAACAGGCTCTCAGTCTATCGTTTGGGTTTTGGCGTGATTTGGTGTCGGCTTCGCAGTCCATCGTTTTTTTCAGAATCGGCGGGATAAATGGCAGGTTTCCGACATTCGATGAAAAACCAAAAACAGCCCAAACGGAACGGAAACGGCGATTTCAAGAAACACGCAGAAAACGCCGAAAGTCGATGATGCAACAACCGCACCCCGTTGCTTTCTATTCGATGCACTGAGGCTCTGCGCAAAATTGCGGAGAGTGCCATCATAGGGGAACCATCGGTTCAGTAGTCATTCGATAGACTGCGGCGCAGTGCCGGTATGTCAAAATTGCACTTTTTCCGCAATGTTGAGAAATTGCACTTTTTCGGCAGATATGGCGGTAAACCGGAAACAGGCGGTTTCATACTTGAAAACAACGGTTCACGCAGTTTTCAAGGTGGGGCGCAGTGCAACGGTTTTGAGTTCTGAGGTTTCAATTCTGAGAGGGTCTTTTGAGGGTGGGCTAAACGATAGACTGCGGGGCTATGGGGGAGGCTCTGAGGCGTTAATTTTGGCGTCGTTTTCTGAATGAATCGCTTGGACTCACGCAGAAGGTCGCATATTTGGGGTTGCGCAGAGGGTCAAACAGCCTCGCTATGTGCCATTCGCACTACTGAACCTTGAGTTGAATAGTGGATTATTGGCCGTAAACAGGCTCTCAGTGGCCCTTTCAGAAAAAAAACGACGCAGACCGAAAACAGACGCATAAGGCGTGTGGCGTGATGACGCGCACCTGCGCGAGCATGAACTGCGCAGAACACGCAGACAAACAGGCTCGCAGTGCGTCGTTTAGGCAAAATAATTGCGGCCCCTGAACCTGCGCTTTAGGCCCGCCAAAAACTGCGCAAACCGACGGGGCTACGCACGCCAACCACCTCTCACAATTTTTATATTTTTTTTAATTTTTGCTAATTTTTTAGAAAAAAGGCACATATTTGCTTGAAACTCGCTTATTTTTGTTAATTTTTGCTGTGTTCCACTTAGATATGTCGGTTTGGCCTGTTGTCATGGCTAATCCGGCGTTAAAGCCTATCTTAAACTGGTCTATTGCGTGCGCAAACGCCATAACTGTGTCATTATGCTTGCCTTTATCGACAATATCGCCGTTTTTCCATGCGTGCGACTCTAATTCGTCAAGGAGGATGCTCATAACCCGTCTTGTTTCGTCGTTTCCATAGGGTATGACGACTTTTTCCTGTTCAAACCATACTCGGAGGCGATTTAACAGTCCTTGCTTGAGTGTTTTGTTTGATACCTTGCTCATTTTCATATCGAGCGTTAATTTGCTTTGTTCAACGAGAGATTTGTAAAGAGATTGAAAACCTGCGCTTTCAAAAGCAAAAGTTGGCTGTTTGTATGCGTCATTAAACTTTGCAATCATTTCAATTTGTTTATTTGGGGGAAAATCGTTTTTCCGCCACATATTTACAATATGTATGAAGCCTTCTTTGTCTTGGCGCAGAACAACCATAACTGTGTAGTCTTTTCCTATGCCATGTGAAGGGTCAAAGCCTATAACATAGCGACCGTCATGTATTTTTTTATTTTGCAGTATAGAATCCATGTTCATATTTTTGCGTGTAAGTTGTTGAGGAAAAACTGCGCTGTCGTCATCGACTACTTTACAAAGGTATTCTTGCGCAAACGCTAAATCACCAATTGCTTGTCGTTGTTCAAGCAAAAACTCAATAGGTCTTTCAGAAGGCCATAAACAGACAGGCTTTACATTTTCAGGGTCGTTTCGCCATTCGTCATAATTTACAATAGAACCTTTACGCCATGATTGCCAAGATTCGTTACTTAGCATTTCAGTGTGGTATAAATCGTTCATTGACATAGGCGTTCCGACGCAATAAATAGAAGTTCCGGGCGATAGCATAGGTGTTAATTTTTTTCTAAACCATTGTTGGACTATATCATAAGACATATCATTTTGGTCGTCTAATACATCGTCAAGAGCAATTGCGGCAGGATGTTCACCCCGAATACCTGAGCCAACGGATGTTGCCTTAATCCAAGCGCCGTTTGTTAATCGTAATTCATATCTGTTTCCTTTTGTTACATCAATGAGTCTTGATAATTCAGGATGGCGTTTTAGGTCTTGTCTTATTTCATCAAGTCTGTTTATTGCAAGGTCTTTATTAGCGGAAAATAACCAAATAGTAAACGGTTTGCCTCGCCATTTTTCAAAAAGCAATTGGTGAAGAACTTTTACTCGAAGAGTTGTTGATTTAGAGTGGTCGCGAGGCGCAATAACGCATACACGGTGAACTTGTCTTTCGCCTCTTTCACTGTAAAGTTTTAACCATTCACCTATATGGTCGCCCCAATTGTAGCCAAGCCATTCATAAAAGTGTTTAATA